ACTGGCGCCGTTCCTGCTCCAGATGGTGCGCCTGCCGCTATTTGTGCCGGATTAGTAGTTTGTTTAACAAGCTCTTTAGTTCCTTCTTTAGCTACCTCTTTAGTCCCTTCTTGAGCAAATTTAATGCCTGCATAAGTTGCGCCTGTTCCAACTACTACAGGAGCTAATTGACCTAGTGGACTATTATTATATTCTGCTTGCTCTCTAGCTTTTTCAATTGCTTCTTTCTCTTGTTTTTCATCATCAATAGCATCTTGAGGATTTGGACGAATTACTATTTTCCCAGAAGCATTTGAAGCGGCAGGATTTACGACATAACCAGGATGCCCTGGGATTTTATATAGAACTTCTCCGTTAGGTAACGTTAGCTTTTCAAATGAAGTGTAATTTGTGAAGTCTACTTCAGGAAATGGATTTGCTTTTACTATTGCCATAATTTTATTTAACTAGGTAAAGGCCCCCAACCCTGTTGCGCTGTTACAGGCCATTGATCTACTGAATTTACATCTGTTCCGGCATTTATTACGCTCGCTCCGTTTTGTCTACCAACTGCCGATCTAACATCGCTATCCCATTTCATCTTTATTCTATCTGCCATTTGAAACTGCTGCTTAGATTCATACCAAGCGTAGCGCATGCCTTCAATAAACAAATCTGAATCTAGAATTACTAAATCAGTATCAGCTACTAAGCCAGTTACTTCGTCATAAGAAGCCCAAACGGCTGTACCATCTAAAACACGCTTAGAAAACAATGGTGGAGCAAAGTTTGTACTTTCTAAAGTATAGTAAAACTTAGGTGACAATAGGCCAGACACACCACCTTGAACGCAATAATAAGCAATTGAATTGCTAGTTGAATAGACGTAATCGCCTGCCTCGTAAGTTGTGCCTGCTACCCATGCCCCTGGTGTTGCAATATATTCAAAAACAACTGTTCCGAGCGTTTCGCTTCCTGATGTAACAGACGGCGTTCCTGCTGATGATTTACCGCCTGTAGTTACTTTATAAACCTTACTTCCTGTAAATACATACTGACCTGCAAAATAAAGCTCGCTTATAATATAGGTCAAAATAGGCTTCCAGATTATATTATTATCCCTGCCAAATTCTGGAAACTGTCCAGTGCCAGATGTTCCGTTTGTAATTAATATCCATGTTTGAGCCTGTGAAGATATGAATTTTGGCGTAGTATATGCGGTACTTGCTACCCATGATGCTGGAATTGTGTAATTTGCTGATGTATAGGCAAATACTGACTCTGTAATATTATCTTGACCTGGTGGTGAAAACTCAAAGCTCCCTGCTGATGTTCTTGTGAAAGAGCTATTGCCAGTAGTTGCTACTTGATAACCCTGAGCGCCGTTAATCTGAAAGCCTGCATACGGAGTGGCAATATTTACGCCGTAAGTTTGAAAAGCTAGTCTTGCATTAGTTAATGGCCCCGATAGTGGTATTTGGCTTGTAGCATTCCAAGAGGCTCCCACTAGTCCGCGTAAAAAGTCGGCTGGTAATTGATACCTAGATACGCCTTGATAAGATTGTAAATAGAATGTTTTTTTTAACTGCGTCCATCCGTTAGGATTATCAAGTAATTGAGCTGCTACGGATTTAAATAAAGATACATATTGACGCGCTGCCGGAGTAGTTGCGCCTACATAGGACGATTCACGCGGCTGATTTATGCGGTCGCAAAATTCGTCTAATATCTCTTTTACTGTGGCCATACATAAAACTATTCTACTTTCTTGCTTTTCCTAGCGAAAAAGCCTTTCTTTTTTGCCGGTGCTTCCTCTACGCTTTCAACTACTTCCTTAACTTCCTCTACTACTGCTAGAACTTGTTTGCTCTTAAGATAATCCTTATACTGGCTGGGGAATCTTACCTTGTGATCTTCAGTAGCAAAGTCTACATACTCATCAGCCGGAACGCCTACAACATGAGACTTTCCGATAAAGCTGAAGAACTCCCTCCCGTCTTTCTCGAAAAACTTAGCTTGCATATAGTTCAAGCTCTCCTATTGCTGATATTAGTGGAGTACCTGCCGATACATCCGATACTAATGTGACCAAAGTCTTTTCAGCGATATATAGGCCAGTTCCAAAATCTATTGTAATATTTCCGCTATTAAATCCTGTGACATCTAAAGAATGCTGCCCCACCGCTTCTACTCTAGTTACGCCGCTTGAATTAGTAGTTTTCAAATAAACCCATAAATCACCCGTCGAAGTTCTAGCGTAAACACGAACACGTTTTAAAAGCCCATATCTTGATGCTGGAGTAGTATAAACAAAGTCTTGAGTGATTCCCTGCGCTTCTGCTAATACTTGTATTCTTGTCTTAACTGTAGAGCCCGATACTGTTCTAACGTCTACGTTTCCAGCGTTTACTAGCCCCGATCCTGCTGTTGCTACCCATGCCCTATTAACAGCCACTATAGAAGTATTTACTAGTGGAACTGGGGTAACTCCGTTAAGTGTTATGGTTTCCTGAAATGGTACATAGCTAGAGTTTAAGCCTTGAACTATTATAGTTCTTGCTCCTGTTCCTGCTGCTGTGTCATTTGCTGAACTTGATACCACTTCGCAAGCTGTTCCAGAAGTCATCTGAACGTAAGAAGTAGATCCGTTAAACCAGACTGTGCTTGCAGTTGTCGAGCCTGACGGCTGATAACCTACTAGGTTTATATGAGCTGCTGATCCCATTTTATGGTGCTTCGTGAATTATAAACCAGTCAAAAGTTCCTGTTTCCGCTGCTGAACAATCAAGGTCAAAGCTTACGCCAGTAACAATATTAGTTTGCCAACAAATTGCTGTGCCGGATGGTGCTGAGCTTCTTGTTAAAAGAATCCTTGATCCAGTAGTTGCACAAGTTGTGCTGACTGTAACCGCTGTCGATCCGTTAGCTGTTACAGTTCCAGAGCATTTGCTTGCTGCTGTAGCTTCTTGAATACCGATAGTTTTACCAGTTACAAAGTTAAAATCGGTGCTATAATCTAGCCCTAGCTTTGTGCATAACTGAGTGGCTTGATTGCCTGTAAAGGCTGGCATTAGCTGAGTGGCGCATGTATCGGCATAAGCCGTACCCGCTATTAAAACGCTTACTATTAATATTAAAATCTTTTTCATATATTCCTTATTCAACTAATCGTTTACGACCTGGCTTTGATTTCGCCGCTTCCTCATGTGTCATTTCCATAACTCTGATAGGTTCCTCTACGCCGCCCATTGATGGTTCTTCTATTGGCAAAATCCTTTCTGCTCTTTTGCCTGAAGCTGCTTCAAGTTGTCTCTTAAGCTCTGCATTTTCTTTTTCAAGTTTTAGCTGCTTTTGATTCAATCCTTGAGGGCTATTAATAGTTACCCATTGTTTTGCAATGTCTCTTAATTCATAACCTGGCTGATCGCTTATTTGCTCACATTCTAGATCAGACATACACGCCACTTCTTCAAGTACGTGAACACCTAACATATGAAGCTCGACAATTACCCCAGGATTAATGAAATCAAAGTCCTCTATAGGATGTCCTGTAGGAACTTTTCCCTCTTTAAAGAACTTATAATGTCTAAAATGAATGCGCCTATCTAGTTCATTAGCATAGTCATCTTTGATATTAGTGTCGCCCTTAGTTTCAATACGAAGCATTTCTCTTGTATTTTCAAATGCATCTTTGTAAGGAATCCCAGTTCTTGGGTCTATATCAAATAATGGGATCTTCTTACCTTTAGGGCCTATTTCATACATCTGATTCCCGTCCTCATCCAGTAATGGACGAGCGCGAAAATCTAGAAACTTACGAGTATAAAACTTAATATTCTGTTTGCCAGACTTCTTTAATGTTCCATCATCGTTAAACTGGATATCTTCTAAGATTGGATTGCCGAAAGTTTCCATGTGTATATTTATTCCCTTTATATGTAAAAGGGAGCCCTATACAAGCAGCCCCCGAAATCTAACTAGTCTTGACAGTTAGTTACAAGACGCTGAACGGCCATGCAATCTGCTGCTTCTGCGCCTGTGATTGTCTCAGTTAGAAACAAGCCTGCGATTAAGTCAGTTGCAGCATCATCAACAACGCCATCTGTTGCAGTTGTGTATAGTTTCACACTTGCTACACATGAAGCGGCTGCCAATACTTTGAAAGTTACAGGAACCCCTGTAACTGCATCATTGTAAGGAGTTAGTGGAGCAATTGGCCCTATTGGCGCCCAGAAATACTCGTTATCAGCTACTGCAAATTGAGGTATACATACTAGTGTCGGCTTTGCGCCTGAAGTAGTAGTAGTTGCTTCTTCTGCGTCATAGTCATTCTGAACAGTACATGCTGAGTAAGCTGCAATAGTTCCATCTGCTATGAAATATTTAAATGTAGTGCCGCCTACTTCTATTTCGTCACCTAATCCTGCTACCGCAGTAGTTCCATCTGAGCTAGTTAAGTTATATTTTCCTGCTGCTGTCATTTTATGATCTCCTAAATTATATTTTTATATTATGAATCGTACATAACCGCATTCAAGCCTGGGTTATTCATCGTTAATTGTCCGATGCCTAACAAGACTGCTGCCTCTACCAGTTGATTAAAAGATGTTCTCTTATTCAATGGCTGAAAGTTATAGCCGCTATACATTTTAAGTTTGAAAGTCTTTGTATTTAACAAGTACCCTCTATCAGCTGCAATGTGAGATAGTCCTGAGAATATCTTTCCTGCTGCATTTACGATTGTAACACCTTCAATGATTACGTTATCAAAGTTTGCTTCGTACATTGCTTCGTTTTTAGTGATTCTCTGTTTACCAGAGAAGCTATCACAAGCTGCATTGAAGTAAGTTTGACCGAATAGTCCAAGATTAGGCTTATCAGTACCTCTAGAAATAAGGTTCTTGCTGTATCGTGTACGTGATTCGATGTTACTAGCATCAGTTGCGCTACCGAAAACAGAAGCGTTATTTGTTGAAGCGTTTCTGATTGCTGAGTATGTAGCTCTTGCTAGTCCGCCTATTGAGCCTGAGCTAGTTGAGTCAACTACATAAGAGCGAACACCTGCAAAGGCTTTACCGCCGTAAGTAGTGCCGTCACCCTGAAGCATTGCCTCCATAACGTTTACTGTTGAATCATCTGCAATTTCTTGCCTTTCGTCCATCAAGTCTAAGAACTGAGAAGCGCCTTGATTCTGAGCCTGTTCAAGTTCGTTGATTAATGTTGGAGTTACAATTATTTTTGGTGTGAACTGGAAAGCCGCTAGGGTATTGTTGTAACCCATGCTGATTTCTTCATCTGGATCGATTAGCTGAACGTATTGGTTCTGAGCTATACGAATGTTTTCAGAAAAGAATCGACCGCCCGATACTTCCTTAATGTTCCCTTCTTTACGAAGAAAATACATCAATGGAATGTTATCCGCTACTGCATCCGCTGGTTTCTTCTCACGAAGTTCCCAAGTTGTTGAAAAAATATCACTAAAATTATCTGCCATAAATCCCCTTATTTAAAGGCTAGAAGTGTTGTTTTTAGTTCTCCCAGCCGTGTATTTCTAATGCTTTCTGCATTGCAGCTCTTTTTCCGAGCTTGCCATTTAAACTTGAGTCGTTGAGCCTAGCTACTGGTTTTCCAGGAGTTGATGCTGCTGCACGCCTCTTTTTATCTATATCTGTTTGATTGTTTGGGGAGACGGTTACTGTTGCGCCTGCTACCTTGCCGCCTAGTGCTA